CGTCTGCAGGATTCTCTCGCATGGGGGTGCCTGTCAATAGATACAGCTCACGACTGCGATACGACAGCTTGTTGATTATGCCGTAGTTCGTGGCATTGCCAGCCTTGGTTCGAGCCTTGTGAGACTTGCATCTGTGCGCCTCGTCAACGATTAGAACGTCCCATTTGCGGTCACACAGAACCTTGGCATTGCGCTCAAGACGAGCAGCCTCGTAATGGATGATGGTCCAACGGGACGTTCCAATCACTTGTTTTCCATCGTAGACTTCGATGTCCTGACCTTGTCCCAGTAGGTCGCGTATCTCAGCTTTCCAGTTGTTCTGAAGCCCATTCAGGGTGATTATCAAGATGTGTTGGTTAGTCTTCTGGGCTGCAGCGGCTATTGCCTGTATGGTTTTCCCCAGACCCATGTCGTCTGCAAGGATACCTCGCTCGAGCTTACGGAGGCCTTTGGCTCCCGTTTTCTGATACGGGAGGAGTGTCTTCCCCATGCTAAACCTCCTTCACCCAAACAACATACATCGTGGTTCCACCTGCGAAGAAGTCATTGATATCCTCAGAGAATTCAATGGTGTCGACTGTGTCGATGTGAACCTGATTCGATACGACTGTGGCTTCAATTGACGAGCCACGCTCTGCATCAATACCACACCAAATCGACACCTTTGTTCCGACGGGGAACTTGTCTGTGGCGCATGTGCTCTGTTCAGTTAGAGACGTGTGGTAGAATCCGTTCATTTTTGAGTACCCGTCTGGTGCAGCTGGGGTATCGTAAACGATTTCGGCTCTGCTTATCAGCTGAGTTTTGTACGCGTCTGACTGCTGATGCGGGAACATCTGATTCCAAACCCACATTACGAGAATCGATGCTACGACTGCCAGACAGATTTTCTTGAGAATGTTTTTCATAGTACGCTCCTACTGGGTAGCTTTTTCTGGCGACGCGCATTCTTGGCATGCAGTCCAATACTATCGCTTTCTGGTTCATAGTATCTGCGCTTTGGACAATGGACAGAGATTATACAACACTGCAGTCCATTATTTACTCGCTGCAATCCGAACTCTCGCATATAGGCACGACACACTTCACCATGGATGCAAGGCGAGATATTCTTTCGATCATTAGACATATTTATTTCCTCTCTACGGGCTATTGCAACTGACCCAGTACTGAGGAAGTACTGGGTCAGTAAGATGGGCTAGTTCAGCTTGAGTTTGAAGTCTGCAGTCTTCGAAACACGGTTCTTGAACTCGACAACGTAGGTGACCTTGCCAGTGTACTTGTCGTTCTTACGGACAATACGCTTGATATCCTCGACCTTGGTACGCTTGTAGCCACGGTGAGCGCGAATTTTCTCGACGACCTTCTCGGGAGCGATGGCGCTCTTGGTGTCGTCGTCCATGCTGTTGATGCGACGAGCGTAGCTGAGCTCCTGTGCAGCCTCAAAAGCCTCAACATCATCGGTGTAGACGTAGCCGTTGCGATTCCTCATGCGATACCAAACGTGAGACTCAACAACCTCGCCATCCTTGTTCCAGAGAGACGCAAAACTGTTGTCAGCAAAGTTCTGCTCATATTTACGAACCTCAAGAATCTCGGCATCATCAAAGCCATTGTATCCGAAATCGTGAAAAACGCGAACACGGTAGGTGATGCCGTCCTTGGTGAGGTCTGCCTTGAAATCGTCACCCTGAGAACCTGCCATGGTGCCGAAATTGAAGATGAAACCGTTCGCGATGAGCTCGTTGACCTTGGCAGTGGCGATAGCGGCGATGTCGTTCATGTTCTTGACGTTCTTCATTGTTGACTCCCTGTCGTAGTTGTTGAACTTCCTGACAACGTTATTATCCCTCAAGATTGTTCAACTTCTATCGAGAATTCGAAAAATATTGAAAATATTTTTACATGAGGTCGTCCCAACCATCAAAATTTATGTCTCGCTTGTCTATCTCTTGGAGGATGTTTGGGTCAATATCTATGCCACCAGACTTCTTCTTGTGTGATACGCCTTCGACATCAAACGCCATAGAGATTTTTGATATCTCGCTTTTCACGTACGATTCGAATCCTAAGTCGTCATTGAGTTTGTGCTCTATCAGAAAAAGATCGTATGATTCCGATGCAGACAAATCGTCTCTTATGCGGTTTGTCCAAGTCGACATAGCTTCTGCTGGTCGGTAGCTTCCGACTTCTTGGATGAATTGGACGGCATACCTTCGGATTTCATCATCCACTTTAAGCCACGACATTGCAAACATCTTAAGCGTAGCATCATCTCCATTGACATACTTCCATATGCCACAGCTACGACTCTTAATCAAGCGGCCTTCATTTACCAGTTTATTAATTATTTGAAGCGCTGTCTGGGGAGAGACATTCGTGAATTTTACAATTCCTGTGACAGAAACAGCATCTGCATAAGCAGATAAGTATCCTTCAAGCAGGGGGTATTCTTCCTTCAATTCTTCGAAGTCGTTTTCAGACAATACCTCGATGCCTGCGTTCTTCCATCCAGTGCGAGCACAATCAATCATGAACTTGTTAACAGATACTCCATTTTTGTCTGCTGCAGCAGCTATCTTCTTCCAGACGCTACCGTTTGCTTTGATGGCGATGCTGTACCTACCATTTTCCTTCATCTCGTTGATTTCCATATTGATCCTTTCTGTCGAAATCATACGACATTCACATTATCGCTCTGTTTTCATGCAATCGCATTGAGAATCACGTATTTTCTTCTAGGGGGAGAGAGACTCTCTCTCTCTCTCTAGGTTGACGTCAATCAATTTTTCAAAAGGTGAAAACTGATTGAGTGCTTCCAATCGCCCACGTGATTTTCTATAATGAATCATACCTAAGAGAGTACTAGATTCGAAGGAGGAGAGAGAGAGAGAGAGTCTCTCCCTCCTCAGACAAAAATACGTGATTCTTGATGGAAAAAGAAATCCCCTCAGGCACGGCAAACACCTGAGGGGCACACAACCGCATATACTGGATGTATATCTATTCGAGCACGAATTGAACAGCTTCAATAGCTTTTGAGATGCCAACGGTACCTGCAGTATACTCGTGATCGACCCAATCTGTCCAACCATGATCGGCGATGTGGACTCGATATTTGAGGTTCTTACCTGTCGTGTTTGAGACTACGTTTACTTCAAGAGCTTCAATACGGAGAGACTCGCCAACGGTACCAATGATCGGATCGTTGACAGAACTTCCTTCGCCGCTAGAAACGCCCTTCTCAATACCATGCCAAGTCTGCCAACCTTTGTTCTGAATATGGATTTTTACGTCTAGCTTCAGACCGTCCGGAGGCGTGATCTTGATCGCTTCTAGCTGCTTACCTTTGCCAGTGGTTCCAGCAGTTTGACCATCGCGTACAGAGTCAAGCCATCCATAATCTGCAATATGTGCGCGATATAAGAATCCCGAATCGTTTACTGGATTGCCAGGCTTCTGAGGATTTTTGTCTCCATCCGGACTCTTGTTGGGCGCACCAGTCATCACATCGTACCAATACTGTGCTCGCTTCATATATTTGTCATGATACGACGTACCCTCCCTAAGGGGTCCAGGGCAATTGGTGGCGATGAAGTGGCAGTGGGGAAATCCTTTGACCATCCACTCTGGGCGACCGAGACCGTAGTACTTACACACTGCAGCGCACAGATGTGCACCATTTTCGATGCAAGCATCAGTCATGGAATTACCCTGATTCGCATGCTCAATACCGATAGACTTCTGATTCGCGCTGAAGTTTCCAGCGTGCCATGCTGTGTCGTCATCCCAGACGAGCTGACCTATGCGTCCAGACGATTCGACTTGATAATGGGCAGAAGCCTCACGAGTCTGCCATACGTTATAGCAGCCTTCTACGGTAAGGTCTCCGTAATTGTAGTGGATGACAACAAACTGGATCTTATTGCCGCCACGACCTTTGGTGAAGTGTTTCGTAAGAATTTTATTTACGTCTGCATTGAGATTCTCAAAATCCATTATTCGTTCACCTCACCAGAGTGCTTGACGTTTCCCTTGAGATAATCTCGTGCGAGAGCAGACTCGCTATCAGACGTACCGCTGGTGGTCGGATCAGTAATGCACGCCCACAGACTCACGATCATGGAGACCACCACAACAGGATTCTGAAGCCCAGAGACGATAGTCTCTCCGAGCTTGACCCAACTGGTCATATCTTCCCACTGGGCACCAACGCCCACGATAAGCGGGAGCACGATAGCGCAGACTACCTGTGCCCAGAAGACTGGATTCTTTAATCGCACTTCCCAATTGATGTTCAACATTTTTCCTCCTAACAGATCTTTTCCTTTATTTCGTCGATGTGCTTCCATATCGAAGATCGATCCTCTTCCAACTTTATGAGTCGTCGCTCATGGTCAGACGTCATGCTCTTTGTTTGACGCAATTCGGCTTTGATGTCGGCGACGTCGCTGCGCATTTCCTTGAGATTCTCATCAATGCGGACGATACGTTCGCGCTCGTCGCCGACACTTTTGGTTTTGCCTGAAAAAATGGCGTACAAGACTCCTGCAAATGAGGCTATTCCAAAAAGCAGATAGAATGCGTCGCGTAGCGGGATGTTAGAATCTAGCACGCCATCTCCCCTCTGATCTACTTGTACGAGTCGACAAGCACCTTGACCTCAGCCATCGCCGTCATCGTTGCCACGGGTGACAGCGGCGATGTCAGACAAGCTCATGTCTTCCATTTTGTTCTCCTTTCGTAGAACCTTACTATGTCCATTCTCTGCGCAGAATGAATGGCTTACTTAATGCCAAGAACCTTGGCGATTTCAGATGCTTGTTGCTTAACAGCATCAAACTCCTGCTGAGTTATTCCTCGTTCCTTGATAAGCTGCTCCACTTGAGCCTTGGCTTGCTCGGGAGAAGTCGTCTTGATAAACTCCATTAAGTGGGACATTTGAGACAGAGGGGACTGCTGCTAGGTCGACCCTAGGCTGGGTTTGAGCGGATTGCTGGAATTGCCCAGCGCGTTGAATAACTGATTCATATTGCTCCTTCAGTTGCGCTGACAGTTGTGCTGAGAATTGTTCGAACTCTTGACGAGTGATGTACTCCTGGGAAGCCTCAGCCTCGACCTTTTTGAATTCAAACTCAGAGACAGTCGACACGCCAGTAATGTCCGTCTCCTTCAAGTAGAATCGGTCTTTTTCCTTGTCCATCAGGAGAGCCTTCGAACCGAGCGGAATGGTGCAGTTCTTAGCTTCTTCAATTCCGCTGACGAATCGGACTCCTTGAATTCCTTGCTGACTCTGCTGCATTTGCGGAGTCTGCGGTTGCCAATTCGGAGGAGGAGTTACACCTCCCCAGGGGAACGGATACTGACCTATGCCATATTGTTCATACATGCCGTTCTCCTCTCTGATACAGATCAGTATTATTATCCCTCAATTCGCGTCAGAATTCTTTTGTTGCTCCTGTGATAATACACCTTACATTCGCTGTTTTTGAGAAACTGACCCAGCTCCATGCTCTGAAGGTAAAAGCTTTAGCACTCTGTAAATTGAATAGACCATTAAGCTCAATTCTTCCGCCTTCTTCTCCAATACATCCAGACACACTATAAATAAAAGTCATTGATGGCATACCAGAGGGGAAAGGTACACTTATTAGGTCTCCAATGTAGAAAGACCCTACACTTCCTGTTGAACGAACAGAATGTTCATTTTCATACACAGCGATGACAAATCCATTCTCAAATTTAATCCATCGCCATCCTCTTTTGTCTGAGACATATGAATGACCAAATTCAACACAACTATTGTGGAGCATGTCATAGAAAGTGGTCATTAATACAGCGTCACCATTACTGCCTGCAAGTATTCTATGCACGTCAAGAGCGAGGACTCCGTCTTCGCGTCTATTTGTATTGTTTTGTAGATATACGCCAGATTTATTTGCAGATGACGTGCCTGTACCTGCGACTATACCCATCCATTTTTTACCATGAATGTTGACGCCTGCATTTGTATTATCGGCAGAAGATGCCACAGGTTCAATCCAACCTCTTGTACCGTACAGATACACTCTTGAATCAATGCTGTCTGTGCCGAGGTACACTGTTTTGGAATTAAAAACAATGCTACCGTTTGCTGTCAAAACTGCATCATCGTCTGTCGTGGTTAGGTTCGCTAGATTGTTACCTACGACAGTTCCGCTGCTTCCTCTGAGGCCGACCAACTCACCAAACAATGCCAAAACAGACGAGCTAGAAGATGAAATCGTGCCTATCTCACCGAGTCCTCCGCACATACGGATAATAGACGTCTGAGAGTTCGAACCGAGACCAATCTCATTTGACTTGAAAAATGCAGTCTCAACGTTACCTTGACGGATGTGAAAACCGTTTCCGTCAATTAAGATATTTGGTCCAGTGGTGGCATTATTCGGTTGAGTCGTAACGTGAGCGCCACTGCTGTCTGTCCAGAAGTAATAATTGATCCTTTCGACTTTGTTTACGGCTCCATTCGCATTCTCGTTCGCCCCATTAATCGCTTTGGCAAGTACGGGAGTGGTGGTCGTGACAGTATTGTTGGTCCACGTCACCTGCGAGCGCGTCCAGAGGTATTTCCCCTCAGACCACTTAGGCTGATTCGTACTCCAGGATCCACCACTTTGTGTAGTGCTACTGGTAGACAGATAATACTGCTCTACAACAGCCTTAATGCCGATTCCCGTATCGCCTTTTGAACCAGGAGCACCTTGTGGACCTTGCGCACCTTGCGTACCTTGTGGACCCTTTGTACCTTGTGGACCTTGTGGACCGACGATTTTAGACCATTTGTAGTCTGAATAGTTCGAGGATTCAGTCGAGACTGTTTTGTTGTATGCCAGACCTATGTACTTCTTGCCGTCAGGAAGGTCAGACATACCACTGGTGGGAGTATCCGCATACTTGATCCATGTGTATCGGGGCTGACCATCCGCTCCAGGTTCGCCTTGCAAACCCTGCGGACCAGTTTCACCCTTCATAGAGATCGAATAGCTGACTGTAGATTTGCCATCGGTATAAGTGATGGTCGTTCTTGTCCATAGATACTGACCTGAATCCAAAGATGGCGGTGAAGTCAACCATGATCCTGTGGGCGCTGTTGTTCCAGAATTGGAGGCTTGGTACCTTACTTCGGATCCAGATACTCCGACACCGTTCGCTCCGTCTTTACCGTCTGCTCCAGGAGCGCCTGGAGCGCCATCGGAACCAGCTGCTCCGTCAGCGCCTTGTCGGCTTACAGAGTACCCGTAAGACACCGTAGAGTCTGTATACGTAAATTGGGTGCGAGTCCACAGATACCAGCCTTCTTGCACACTAGGAATGGCTGTAAGCCACTCTCCTGTGGGGACTGTAGTGCTCGACTGCGACGATTGATATTTGACTTCAGTAGAGGCTATTCCCCTTCCAGAAGTCCCGTCTTTGCCATTTTCACCGTCGACACCGTCTTTGCCTGCTGCACCTTGAATGCAAGTCGGATCTGAATATGAAGCACCCTCAGAGGTATACGTCACTGTGCGCTGCCACATGTACATACCTTCTTGCCATTCTGGTGCCGTAGTGAACCAACCATACTCAGGAGGTATCGTCTGTGACTCTCCGAGAGCATACTCGACGTCAACGGATTTTATGGCTGCTTTTGCGAGCGATTTGGCTTCATTTGCATCTGCCTGTATCAGGTCTCCCCATCCGGCGACTCCAGTGACAATAGGATCTGTGCCGACAATTGTTACGATCACTCTCTGACCTTCTTGCACCGAGCATGTGCAAGGCAGTTCTACCTCTTGAGATTCACCAGACGTCAAGCCTAGCATATCAACGGTCACCTTGCCGTCTAAAGAGGACGACTTTGCTATGCCGTAGATGGTTTTAGTATCGGTAGGAGATTTTCGCGATATAGTCCCTTGACCGAAAATAGCTTTACCAAGATCGATGTCATCGTTTTCGATAGACATTATACCTCCTTTAGAGTCATTTTTTGAGTGCCTTGCATGCAGTTTACATCTACACTTTTAAGTAGGACATTCCTATCTCCTCCTGCACCAATATATCTGAAAACGTCTCCGTCTCTAGTCGGGAAATATAAACTGTTGACGCTCCATTCTCTAATAACAGTATCGTTTTGCAAGAGCGTTTTTGCTTTTAATGCTGCTGCCTCAGCCGTATTTGGACTTAGTTCCGACACTTCTTGGAGTTCGACGTAGTTGTATCCCCTCCTGGAAGGGTGAAGAAGTGAACCAGACGGCACCATAGCCCATCCTGAAATTTTCGTGTCTCCGCTTCCAGAAGTCACCAAAACTTCTCCAGGGAGTTCAGACTCGTTCGAAGTCTCTTGAATCTGATTCTGGATAAGCATAGATCTCGGATCGTTTTCGTCAAGAACTACGCTCGGTGTTTTATGTGAAGGAGACACGTAAGCCCTTATGGTGACATATCCATATTCGTCTACGCTGTATCTGCAATTCGCCAAATCGCAGAGCTCTGAAACGGTTGACAATAGATTCTCTCCGATGGTAAATACCTTTGCTGCAGAGAAAATGTAATCTGTGTATCCTGTGATCAACTTGTGAGGTCTTGAACAATAGCTCATTAAAAGGGATGCTGAACCAATAGCAGTACTACCCGCTCCACAGGTGAAATCCGTTCTATGAAGGTCGACTTTCAGACCGTACAAGTCAGAAGAAAGCGTATATGCTACTTCACATTTTCCTTGATACCAAATTGGAGATTTGCCCGTGACGAATCCAGTGAACAGGACTTCTTGATAACTCCATTCAGGGACTTCGTGAATAATTCTCAATTGAGAGCTCTCAATATACCCACCATCGCCCAAAGTTTTTACTATGGCACCAGAACGCGTCTCTGTATAATATCCGTAAGTGATATTAATTTCCTCGATGTCGGTCAAGTATCCCCTGGAAGACTCAAGATTTATTGGGTCTATCATTTCTACTTTCCAGACATCTGTACGGTTAGTGTTTTTCCAGTCAACAGTCATTACCAGGTCACCTCGTTTTGAGCGACTGAGACACTAGAGACATGTTTGTTTCCCACATCGATAGAAAGGCTTTTCACAGCCACTTGTGCCCAATAGCCCCTTGGAGACCTGAAAATCGCTTGTTTGCAATGAGCCAATGCATCTATGGCTTCTAGATCTCCATCTGGAGTATCATAAAAATCCACTACGACACCAGATACGTTTACGTCTGCGGATACGGTATTTCCAAAAGTCGTGACCGCCCTTTCTCTACCAGTTGTAATATGATCTGTAGCGTCAGCCTTATACGTCGGAGTAAAATCAGGTCCAGTGTCACCTTCATTCCACGCAATGACAGCTCTATTGTCGAAATTCTTTCCCCAATTCCATCTGTAAAGACCAGGCGTCTCAAAAATAGGCTCAAATACTTTAGACCAGGTACCCCATGTGTCGCCTTTGTCAATAGAAGCGAAAAGTCTATAACTGACTCCGAGGGGAGGAATAACACTATCGATGTTTTCGAACTCGATAAGTCTATCTCCATGACCTCGATGAATGACTAGCCACACCCTAGTCCCTTCAGGAGCAGAGACGTGGACTGTCGCATTTTTGTCGACAGTGACAATCGGTTCGAATGCAATCCCGTGACCTGCGTTGTATTCAACACTCATTTGTTGAGATACAGTTACACTGGCACCGTCTGAAGTGGTATAATCAACGATCACTTGAACATTCTGACCATCCTCTGGTATGGACTTAAGTTCGTCCATTGGGACTTCCAATGTCACATCGGCATTCATACCATTGAATGTATACGTATCAAGTATCCCATTAATGGTCAACTTTATGTCGTTATTGTCTCTCTTAAGATCTGAAGAGACTCCGATTCTCAGACCATCTGGAGCAAACGACAGATCACTCAAAGACACAGTCGGATTCCAAACTATAGGAAATCTTCCAGATGAAGATCCACCATGTGCAATCGCATTAGCTTTGCCCCAGTTCTTAGAGAAACTTCTAACTTCGAATTCAATATCGCACCTGTCGTATCCGTCTAATGACAGTTCTAGGGACAATTCACGTGTTTTTCTAGGAGACTCAGAAGAATTTACGTTAGGTTGCCATATAGCTCCCCAACCATCATTAGAACACGCTTCTGAGACTATATCAAGCCAGTCGGAAGCTGTAAGCGTAGAAGAATCGTGAGATCTGTACCAGATACGATATCTAAGCTGATAATCGACTCCTGCGCACAACCATGCCATGCGGTACTTTACAGTGCCATTCGATTGTATTCCGCTTGACATTGAGCCATTTACGAAAAGACCCAGACCACTTGGGATCGGGAGATCATTGCCGTAAGCCTCTGTTGGAAACATGTGAAATAGCTGGTCGGTAGAAGAACTTTTCTCTGTCCTCACGGGTACTGAAATGTCACCTGCATATGCATCTGTTGTATCAAGCACGAGATTCGTGCCAAGCTTTGAACGGACTTTGTAGACTGGAAAGAACAGTCCATTGGCTTTGCCAGTGCCGTAGGGGATTATTAGCCACCTTTGGTTTGAGCCGCTATTCCACTCATGTTGCATTACTTTTTGCCCAGATACAGGTTGAGCTCGGAGTACGTCCATGACTTTTCCGTTGCTTGAATTAGAGATTCTCTGAGTCTCGTCGTCAGAATTCGTACTAATCCCCCACACTCCACGGTTATCGTCAGAAAGTGGCCATGTACGGAGCAATGCGTCCTCTGCATCAGAGGGTACGTCAATGCGAATGGAATCATCTCCAGCGGCATATGCTCTGAATTCGTATGTACCAGTAGGCAAAACATCCGTCTTGACCAAACAGAATCCATGCTTAAAGCCTGAATAAGTGGGCGTATGCATAGTGAGCCTTGCAGTGCCGCCAGGTCCAGAACCAGATCCTGGAGTCTCAGTGGTGCCGAGCACTTTATCAGTCCATGCAGCAAGACGAAAGTCATACACTGTGTATTGAGAAGAACCGATGGTTTTCTTTTTTCCTGTATCCACCAGCTCCCACAGTTGAGCCTTCGATCCGTTCGGAGTGAACTGATTCACTTCGTTTCCTTCTGCGACAGAAGTAGCTGCGTTTGTTACATCGAGAGCCATTCCTGTAAGAGGAAACCATATATTCGGTTCAGAGACTTGCACAAACTGTGCATCTGTTTTATTCCTTGAATGCAATACAACAGAGACATAAGACTTATCTTGAGCTCCGTAGCTGTCAACAGCGTAACTCGGATTATCTGCCCAAAGCAGCTCATATGTACCATTATCGACAGACATTACAGATCAGCCTTTCTCTTCAGTTCTAAGAGAAAATCTCGAGTGACATTTCGCATATCATCGTCATCGTTTATTTTCGCATTATTGACATACACGTTTACAGTCTGATTCTGAGTCTGGAAAGCACCTTGATATTCTCCATTCATACCAGCGAATCCTAGAGCACCGAATTGATTGACCTTCAGCTCTGGTGTGACGGGAATAGTGTAGTCTCCACTGAGCGAATCCGCAATCTCCACTCCGATATCGCTCACTCGGTTAAATACGCCTGTAACGCCATTGTTAATGCCCGTAAGGAGCGACTTCATGATAGCCTGACCGTTCGGTATCAACAGCTTAAGGTCGTAAGGAATCGGTCCCTTAAGGCTGGCAATGGTATCACCAATACCGCCGACAAAGTCGAACACGCCTTGGACACCACTGGTGATACCGTCAAGAAGACCTTTCATGATCGACTTGCCAGCATCAAGCAGGAGCGTACCGAGGTCTCCAAGGGCATTCAAGATTCGTCCAGGCAGTCCTCGCATGAATCCGAGAACGCCATCAATACCAGAGCTTACACCACTCTTAATGCTCTCCCAAGCACCGCTTAGGAATGAGCTAATAGCATTCCAAGCACCGTTCCATACGCCTTGAATGACCCCAAGGACAGAAGAAATCTCACCTTGAACAGCCTGAATTGCTCCGGAAATAACACCCTTAATACCGTTCCAGATGGAGCTTGCAATCTGCTGAAGACCGCTCATGACACCGCTCCAGTCGCCTTGAATTACACCAAGAACGACCTGAATGATGCCCTGAATAACGCCCATTACCGTCGAAACAACAGCTTGAATGGCGTTCATGACACCTTGTATGGTACTTTGAATAGATGGCCATACCGTGTTAACAACACCCATGATAAAATTCATGGCATTGACGAGAATAGGCTGAAGCGCAGCTACAACCTGTGTGAGCAGATTGTAGATATTCGTGATTGCAGGCATGACGATTGCAGCAATGTTCGTAACGTGCTGGACAACCATTGTGCCAATTTGGATAATAATCGGGATAATGGTGTTCAACACGGGAGTCAACACTGCAGTGAGCGTAGAACCCACCTGAGAGAAAAATCCCGCCATAGCGGTAACCATGGGCAGCACGTTAGAAGCTATGGTGCTTCCCAGTTCCTGGAGCGCAGACACGAATGGCGCAATGTTCGACTCAATAGTCGAACCAGCATTCGTGATGGCCGTCTGGACTGTATCGAATACATTTGCTACGGAAGTCGCAATGGGGTTAATCTGGTCGAACGTGAATCCCATCGCCTGACCGATGGTCTGAATGGCAGTCCACACTGCATCTCCAGCAGTGGCCACGCGGCCAGACTCAGTTTCGAATTCAGCAATGTTATCTGAAATGTCAGAAATAACGTTGCCGATAACGCCAATAGCGTTCGGTACGGCAGATATTGCATCGGTGAGACCGTTGATAGCTGCAGTTGCTGCAGGCTTAATCAGGTCAAGACCCTGAGCCATCAAGTTAACACATGCTGCTTCGAGGTTTCCGAATGCGCCTTCCCATGTCGTGGTGGCTGTAGCTGCCTCTCGTGCAACGTCCGTCAGGCCGAGGTTCAGAATAGCGTCATTGAACTCGTCTGCGGTGATCTCTCCAGCTGCCATTGCGTCTCGGAAATTACCTGTGTAAGCTCCTGCTTCGAGAAGCGCTTGCTGGAGCTTACCAGAAGCTCCTGGGATAGCATCAGACAGCTGATTCCAGTTCTCGGTAGTAAGCTTACCCTGACCAGCAGTCTGGGTAAGAACCATACCAACGGATTTATATGTATCGGCGGTACCACCAGCAACTGCGTTCAAGTTGCCAGCGGCTTCAGCCAGCTTCTCGTAGTTCGGGACACCATTGGAAGCTAGCTGTGCCGTGATGTTTCGAATGTCAGACAGACCGTACACAGTTTCGTCTGCGTACTTCTGCGTAGAAGCAGTGAGCTCTTCAATCTTTGAAGTGTCAACACCTGCGAAGTTCAGAGTCGACGTGAACTTCTGTGTAGAGTCGGAAGCCTCAATGGCTTCAGAAGACAAATCGCTCAGAGCACTGATAGCGGTCTGAGCCATGTCTGCAATAATATTACCGAAAGCTGAAGACTTAACCGACCGGAAGAAAGTGGAAAACTTGCCTCCCGCACTTTCAGCAGAATCTCCAAGGCCTCCGATGTCGGATTTAGCCTTGGAGGTGGCAGAGCCCAGCCCAGACGCATCGCCAGTAATCTTGACCATCAATGTATCCAGAAGCATGTCTGCCACCTCCTTTCGTTATCGAGAAATTGTTCCGTTTTCCCCGTAGACCTCATGGAATTTCTTCTTGTCTGGCTTGGGGTCGGAATCGGGATTGTAGAACAACACTGCTTGGTTGTAGAAGAAGGCTACTTGTGGCAGCGTTAAGCAATCGAGCAGGTAGTCTAGCGTCCAATGATAAACTAGGCAGACCTGAGCGAACATTCTCCCCAGATCTACTTCTTCTTCATCGCTCGACGCTTGGCTCGATTCGGAGTAAAATTTGCAGGCGTCTCGCCGTCTGCCACCTCACTGTTGTCGCCACGAATACACTCAGCAACAAAGTCAAGAATCGCAGAGAACTGAGCATTGGTGACGTTGTCCATCACCCAGTCGAAGTCTGCAGGCTCACCGTTCTGGTCATTGCCGAGAACGTCAAGCAGAGCCTTCATCTCCTTCTCGTATGCCTCATACTTCTTGGAAGGGTCGTTCTTGATCTCGTCAGAAGTAGCCCACGCACCGATGCGAATAAGCTCGGTAGTCTTACGTGCAGGCACCTGAGAGATGTCGAACTGACGTCCTGCGATCTCAAGAATCTGCTCCTCAGGGACAATCTTGTCCAGATTGAGGTACTTAGCCATAGCCGTTAGCCTTTCTCTTTAAACAGAATAAAATCGTTTAGAAGAGCGCAAAATCGTGTTTTAAACACCAAAATCGTCTTAAAAACACGATTTTTGCGCTTAAAAACACTACATCTGGTGGTCTTCAATAACGAACAGCTGGTCGCCAACAGCACGGGAAGTGTCCTCCGTACCCACAAGGGTAATCGGAACAACATCCGTCTCGTCGGCATCGTCAGCTTGGAACTCAATCTCGATGCCAGAGTCTGCAGTAGCCTTGTACACCGTGATGGAGAACTCGCGACCGAGGCTGTCGTAGTTCGTGATACGTGCAACGGCAGCGTTGAGCTGCTGAAGACCGCCAAAGCTCAGGCGCTTATACGCTGCAGGCGTATACTTGTAGGACACCTGGACAACGGAACCATCCGTAATCACAGAGGAGCCGCTCTTGCGAGCGATGCAGGTATAGCCGTCGGAGTCGAGAGCCACGACGTAGTCGGTGTCCTTGACAGCAGCAGAGCCACCCTTCTTCTTGACGGAATCGATGGTGACCGCATTACCATCGCCCATGCGGTGATCCAGTCGAATGAACGTAGTACCCTTGAGTGTGTGCTCTTCATTGGTGACAGTCTGCTGAGAACCAGCGACAGTCTTAAGCTTACTTACACCACCCATGTAAACTGCAAGCGTGTCGAGGTTAATCTCCATGAGGTTCGCCTCGACCCGAGCAGTCTGGGTGCCAGCACGCTCAAGAACAACGCCAGCGTTATCGCTGGTAATAGTGACCTTGTCTCCAAGGTCGTGAGTGAAGTGGACGCCAGTGAGCGCACCGACGTCTACCAGGCTGTCGAGAGACTTACCAATCTCCAGTCGACCAGAGCCAAAGCGGATAGTCTCGGGATGCTGGACTGTAGTCTGAGCCATGGTTGCACCATCCTTTCTAGTAGAATGTGACCCTGAAGGTCATAGGGGAATACGGAGTTTTGACCTCAGTATCCCATTCTGTAGACGAATTGACGTATTCGATATAGCGAATACGGTCTTTCTTGTATCTGTGGAGCAGCTCTTTTAGCGCACCACAGGTGCTCTGGAGCTCAGACTGGGTGCTTGCGACAACCGTGAGCTGCCAGCTGGAACGAGAAATCGGAGCTGCATCTGCCTCAATGTCATCAACGAGCGAATAGTGAATGGCAGGAAGGTCTGGCGAATTAGGCTCATATGAGGTGGTATCTGGCAGCTCGCCAGGATACACACGTGACCCCACCTTAGAAGCCATCTTAGCGTCGCTAATGATGATGCTCCTGAGAAGCTCTCCAACGTCAAACTGCGTAGCTGTTGCCATGTCAGCCATTTACGCTCCTTGACTGGCAAGCATCTGCTGCATTGCCCTCTGAACTTGATTCTGAATGCGCTGCTGGTTCTCAGTCAGTGCAGGCTGGAGGTATGGACGACCCTTCATCCGAGCTGTCCCCTGCTCAACATACTTTGCATACTTTACGTCTGTACCAACGAGCACGCCACTGTCAGATTCAGGTTCCATGTGGATTGAACGGGAAAGCGTACCTGTCTTCTTTGGTACTCGACGCTTGGCAGAGTTGACAACGGTATTCGCTCCAGCCATCAAAGCCTTCAACTCAGTCGGCATTGCCTGCTCACCAATGTAAGTGAACTTGGAAAGTACCTGAGCCATCTTGCCAGAATCGAGATATACACTCACTCCAGGTGTGTTCTTAGCCATTAATGCCACCTACTTACAGGTATCTCGCTGACGTCGGCTGACTGGTTAGGAGTGCGCTCCTGAACGAGATACGGCTCACTGTCCATATGGTCAATGACCGCCTTCCAGCCGATTTTAATCTCAGGATGGGCATCTGCGATCAGGATGCGGACGAATCCCTCCTCTGAACCATAGCTAGACTGGGTATTGCTCGTCTTGGCTAGGTTTCGATTGCCCACTGCGCATGGAATATCGATCAAAGTCTCCACTTCCTCGAACTTGTCGAGGATTTGACCTGTGGAGTCCTGCTCTTTGGTCGGCTTGTAGAACGTAACTGTGTGGTCAAAGTAGCCTTTCATCATGTCCTGCCAGCCATTGCCTAGGAGTTTCATACAAGAGCCTCCCACCACGGACGCCAATGAGTAGGTAACTGTGGAGTAACCACATTAGCCACGCCACACACAATAGTGTTAGCTGCGTCCGCATCTGCCTTGGCACGGAGAGCGGCTGCGGAAGCTCGAATTGCCTCCGCAGTCGCTTGTCCGTTCGTGGTAACATCCAGAATAGTCAGCACCTTAAGCGTGTACGCTGCATTGGCGGCAATGGCATCGAGCGCATCAGCGGCAGCGTAGTAAACGTTGCCGTTGCTCAGCTCAAGGAACGACTCCATCTCATCGTCAGTGAAGATGTAATCGTCAACAGCCTTGTCTCCAGTGAGAAGCCGAACCAGCTTCACCTTGTCAGCGTACTGTCCCATGGTGCCTCCTTACGCGCCCGTAGACTTGAGAGCGCACTTCGGATCAATGACCGTACCGCCCATGACGTGACGTACCTTGTAGCCGATGGCATCGTGGTCGAAGTCGCCAGCCATAGCACCAGCAGAAGCGCCACCGACAGACATGGCATTCGGAGACTTCATGAACAGCTCAGGAGAGCGGTGACCACGGAGGAATGCAAACTCGACAGCACCACGAGCGGCAGACGGGTCTGCGAGCAGGTAGTAAGCGTCGGAGCCATTCTTCTTGTCGAGGACAGGGAGGTAGTGGTTGACGACGAGCTTAAGCTTGCCCTTCAGCCAGTTGTTCGTACGCATCTGGAAGGATTCCTGCCCATTATCCCATGCAAGGAACTCGGAAGCATTGAGGATGTTGTTCGCAGTGACCTCAAGCGCAGGAGGAACCATAAGAATGGCAGGACCAACCATGATAGGCTCACCATCGTCATCCACCTTAGCGGTGAACTTCTCGATAGCCTTCTGGAGGTTCTGAACCGTGAGCGGATTGGACGAAATGAGGTTGTCGTTCTTAACAGAGAAGAACGTGTCGTTCATGAGAAGCTTGGTGGCCTCTCGCTCCTCGGTACGACGAGCAGCCTTACCAAAGCGCGTAGGCTGGTCGGTAAGGAGGGACAGATCGTCGTCGATCATAGCCTCCCAGGAGATGTCGAAACGAGCACCAAACTTCTTCACAGAGAACTGAAGCTCAGACTCGCGACGATCAACAGACTTGTACTCGCCCAGCTCGTCAACGGTCTTAAGCGCAGCCTCGCCACCGTCCATAGCATAACGCTTGGCAGGACGGAAGTCAGCCACCTCAGAGACCTTAGCCCACTGGGTGTAAGTCTGGGGAGCCTCAGCGTAGGAAGCGAGAATCTGACGGTCAAGCAGGTCACCAAAATAGATCGGGAAGTCGCTGGTAGTCAGTGCCTCCTGGAAGCGATACATGTCCAGCTTGCTACCACGCTGAACAAGATTCGCGACAAGATTCGCAGCCTCAGCCAGATTCTTGTTGTACTGCGGATTGTTGCGAGGAGTGATTCGCACACCCTCGCCACCAAAGAGCTTATCTGCAGTCGCAGCCTCTGCGTTGATAGACTCTACAAGCTCAAGAAATTCAGCCATTATTCATACCTTTCTTTACGCAGCAGAGCTGGCAGGAGGATTGGCAGCGCCATAGGCGAGACCGAGGCAAAGCAGCACAGGAACAACGATGTCCGTGCTGGAATGCGTAACAGTCTCAAGCGCAAAACCAACAGGAACAACAGCAGAGCCACCCTTCGGCTTGACAGAGACGACTTTACCAGCCTCAGTGGTATTCTTCAGCGTCAAATCCCACACACCCTTCGTAGCGATGGTCGTGTAGTAGTTGGTACCGTCGTCGGTCTTGGCATCGGTAAGAGCGATACCGATAACGTCGCCGACCTCGACGAGTTCGCCGCTCTTAACGTCCTTGGTGACAGGGAGCGTCAGGTTCTCGCCGACCTGAACAAAGTTCTTAGCCATTCGTTTCCTCCTTAGCGGCCATTAGCGGCAATCTTAGCCGCACTCTCGGACAGGCCCATAGCCTTGAAGGCATCGGTAAGGTCGACAGCCTCTGCGAGGTTCTCGCCGTTCTCACGACCATTGGAACCCATGCCAGTGACGTTAATGCCACCAGACAGCTTACTGATGTACTCAGCCTCAGCCTTGATAGCCTCCTGGACAGACTGCTTCACCTTGTCCTTGTCGAGCTTCTTCTTGTTGTCCTCGTCCTTAGTAGCCATGAACTTACCAGCCTCCTGCTGGATACGCTCCTTGGTGACTTCAGGCAGGTCGCTCTCCTTCAGCTCTGCAGCGACGATTGCACCGCACTCAGTAAGCATATGTGCCTCGTTGAGGCGTGCAAGCTCCTGGGTGAGGGTATCAATCTGACCCTGAGCCTCGGAAAGCTGCGTGTTCAGACCATTGATGGTGTTGTCTCGCTCACCAATGGTGTTGAGAGCTTCCTCAAGATTCATAGATTCCTCCTTATTTGCGTTTTCAAGTACGTTGTATGAGCTTCGTGCAGCCTCAGCAAACTGAGCCAGAACCTTGCCACCAGCTCCAGCACGAGTCACAAAGTCAACAGACTGGACGAGATTAATCTCATCCACCAGAAGACCTGCGCGACCCTCAGCTTCACCCTCGTGAACCTTGCCACCAGCGCGAATAGACACGCCAATGTATGGTCCAATCTCGTTCAGAGCCTCACAGAAAGGTTCGAACACGGTAGCATCACCGTAGATACCAGCACCATTCGCATTGGTCTCCTCATAACGGACGTTCGTGAGCACGCCTGCGAGATCTCGAAGGTCTCGCTCAGGACGCTCGTAGTTGTCGGAGGACTTTGGGTGGTTCCAGAACATCTGCGCACCCTCGAAAAGCTGTGCAGAAGCTGCAAGAACAGTCTCGGAATAGTAGCCAGAAGAACCCCAACCAGGCTGAATGACCTTGACAGGGTACTTGCCTACGGCTTTGTCTGCTTCAGTGAGCAGTGAGCCCAAGAATGTGATGTTATCCATGTTCACCTCCCGTCAAGCCACACATTCTTACAAAGAAACGTGCTGCGAGTGCCTTTCCATGCATGCGCAGCACGTTCTTGAAGAATTATCTCTCTAGTAACAAGGATGGAGAGCTAAGTTCCATCTGAAATAGTGAGCTTTAACTGCTCTAAGGCTCAAATGTGATGCCATTATCACCTGTGTATGGAACGGTATGGTCGACCTTACCAGACCAGAATTTGTCTGGGATGCCATTCGGAAATGCCTCACAAGTCTTCTTGCCTTTTTTATCTTTTTCCCTGGTCCTGTGGGAACATGCCGAACAGATTGAATACCTCTTAAAATCTACAGGCTCACCTGGGTCTGTGAATCTAGAGATAGATTTTCCGAAAGAATCTTTATCGATGACATACTTCTTTTTAGAGCTACTCATCGTACACCTCCAACCAGACTTCCTTTATGCCATTATTATCCTCCACTTTTGTCACTTTGAATCGACTCCCTGGAGTCAATACGAACTCATGCTCTCCTTGACTATCTTCATCTGTGAACCCTTTGACAGGCAGTCTATAGCTACTTGGATAAATTGATTCAAGAGCTTGAGCGTACACTCCTCTCCCTTTTCCAGGTGGGACGTAAATATGCATTATGACATCTGCATCTGCAGAGAAGCCATGTTCATCTTTTGTAGTCACACTAATAAAACCTTTGTCTGTGTATGTGTTGTCGACTTTTAGAGATTTCACAAATTTTTTGGGCGTGTCTCGAAGATATCTAGTCGCAGTGAATCCTCTGGTGAGTTCTTCAGTCTTCATCGCATCAATTACGAACTGAATAACATCTTTTCCAGGAAGAGCTCTCTCTTCACTTTTCTTTAGCTTTCCTCCTCTCAAGTACGTGTTTATGACAGCGTATCTTCCCGTACCGCAATACATGTCCAAAAGAAGCATTCTTCCCGCTTCTTTCCTGTCAATTTTTCCGTCTTTTACGCCCCTTAACATTGCAGACCATTTATCTACAGGATAATCGTCGTCTGGAAACATATTTCCATATGAAATTAGAGAATCAAGTTTTGGAAGAAACGGACCATTGTCTCCACGATCTGTGATGCCCCATCCGTCTGGATCGTTCTCCATATCTTTAAGCACACGTTTCAGAGATCCTTTGACGAGCTCAGACATTTCAGATGAGTACTTTTTCTTGAATTCGGAGAACATCTCTTTCGACGACACGTATTTGGTCTTTGAGGTATCATCGAAAGCGTGTTCCTCAGGTATTTGAGCGCCCTTTGCCGTATATTGTTCTCCATATATGGCGCTGATTGGCTTGCCTAGCATGTCTTCTTCAAGGATGTCCTGAAGGAAATCGCATCGACATCCAGGGAAACGAGGCGGGTGCATGTGCCCACTGGGGAACTCTTTGTTAATCGGTATCCAGCCGACACGCTCGTTCTCCTTGCAGCCGTCAGACACACGGTCATCCTCAAGCGTCTGCCATGCCTTCATCATCTTAACGCCATTATCCTGAAGGTAGTTGCCGACCTGAGCGTTCCCCTCACAGTAGGCATTCGCTAGCTCTGTAACAGCGACCAGCACAGCACGATTCGACACATGCTTCTGTGGCATCGGAACTGCGAATTCCTCGAACTTGTTTTTGATAGCCTTGGCTATGTCATTGTAAGAAGAGCCAGACTTGACACCATCGGAGACGATACGTGCAATCTCCTTACGAGTGGTGTCGTTAATCTGCGTTACGGCCTCTGCAGCATGCTTCTTAGCGTACTCTTGTGCCCTGAGGTTAGGAAGCGACACCCATCCTGACTTATCAGCCTTAACATTGCGTACTTTTGGAGCCTCCTGAAGAGAGGTACCGTCAGGTGCACTGGCGGATTCAGATGAAGTTGACGACTTCGACAGGGATGAGAAGAACCATCCAGTGCACCCGAGGTCACGGCATTGCTCTACAGCGCCTGCAAGCCACACTCGATAGATGTAATCCTCGATTACACGCTGCAATTCAGCAGAGTGTCGCTTGACCTCGACCCTTATTATCGCGCTATATTTGTTCTTTAGATCACGTGAATCACGAGGTTTTTCTGCTTCGATGATTTCATCACCCTCAGGCAGTCGCTCCTCAATACCCTTCCACGTAGCCCAGAACACAGCTGCAACATCAAGAGCCATAGCAGAAGCCCACGGCTGAATGATGGCATTGTGCTTCTTGATAGCCAATGCATTGCGATACTTGGCTATGGTGCCGTAGGGTTCTGCCATTAGTGATGCCTCCATTCGAACTTCTGTTCATCGACGATTCGCTTTGCGATTTCCTCAGGGTCTCTGAACAGATCCATCAAGGCAAACGGAATAAAAGCGACCACCAGAATAAGAATCAGCACAAAAGACTCTACATCCATCAGACACCCTTCTCCCTAAGCTCAGCCACCATGTTATCGAGCAACTGAATGTAGGACTCTTCGACCTCGCCAGCAGCCTTGTCTGCCTTATCCTCAGGCGTCTTAGCGTTCTTGACATCGTCGCCACTCTTCTTGGCATTGTCAATTGCTCCTGCAGCCTTAGCCGCCTGAGCTGCCTGCTGGTCTGCAGCAGACTGTTGCCCCATGGCAATCTCAAGAGCCTTCTGCTGTTTCTCCTCTTCGACCTCGTCCCAACTCTTCGGCTCATCGGGGAACAGCTTGTCCACAATGTCCGTGTCCTCACCGAGCGCAGTGAGCAGCTGGGTGGTAGCGGTCTTGAGGTCGATGGTGTTGGCAGGGGTCTGCCCAGACAGAGTCACGCTCTTAACGATAGCATCGATGCGCTCGCTGATGTCCTCCTGGAGGATGGGCGGGAACTTAATATCGAACGTACGGTCAAGCTCGCCTGTATCAACGTAAGACTCGCCATAGTCGTTGAACGAGCGGATACCCTTGAGCTTACCACCAGGCTTCAGCGCAGACTGATCGATGACGTAGTCCAGCACCGTGCTGAAGATGTCCGTCCACAGCTCCTGACGCTCCTGGAACATGAGAAGCATGGGCTGCTCCATCGCCTTGGCAGTAGCAAGGTTGCCTGTACTGGGATCTCCAAAGTAGTGCTCATAGATGCCAGTCGCAGCACATACCATCAACAGAGCACGACGACCATCGTCCACAGCCACAGTAGCACCACTCTTCGGCATGGGTGTAAGATCGAAATTGTCCGAGGACATCCACACCTTAGCCGCTTGCCCAGGCAGATCGCTATTCATAGGGTTAGAACCACCGTTAATGGCTCCTTCGAGCACCTGCTTGGCTTGCCCCATACCAGTGGCGCCAGACTTGCTCGTAGCCTTCCATGCGAACTTAGACAGACTCTTGACAATGGTGTACCAATCCTCAAGGAACTCCTTGTATGCCTTAGCCCAGTCAATGGCCGCGTAGATCTCAGACACACCGTATTCCATGTCGGACAGGCAGTTCGTCTTCACATGGTATACTGGATTCATCGCCATGACCTCAATACCGTTGAAGTATCGAGGCAGACCTCCCTGAGGCATGTAGTTAATGTCTGGGTACATTGCCTGTCGAGTCTCGTACTTTTGGGAACCTGCCTCCTTAGGCTGCTGCCACTGACGGAAATAGTACCACGGCTCTTTGCTATCCTCGGGATTGTAAATGATGCGGGTAATCTCGTTCAACGGAATGGTACGCACACGAGTGGCACCGTTGAGCGGGTCTGTGAAGAAGGTGAAGAACAGGTTCGCAGTCACCTGAAGCTCAGTCTCCTTGACCAGCATAGCCTGTTCGCCTGTGAGCTCAGTCTTGTTCTTGGAATCGTCCATGAATGCATCGATGACAGACTGGACACTCTCATCTGCAGCCACCACGTCAACACCCTGACCGAACACGTAGTTCGCCTGAGTGGCAACGGCTCGCTTGACCAGAGGGTTCTTCAACCAGTACACCCTCGCCATGGCGGCAATCTTGTCGATGGACGCCTTGGTGAACTGACGGTTCAGCGTAGAGTCGCCGATACGCTCGTAGCCCACGTCATCCAGAGCCAGCTCCAACTCAGCGATACGCTCCTGCAGTAGCTCGTTGTTGCTATGCTCAGTAAATGCCATATTGCCGTACAGCTCGACAGCCTCGCTGAGACTGTTAAGCTGTCCGCCGCTCAGCCCATTGGCTATCTTCAAGAGCGGATGATTCTTGTCCATTGCCATTCAGATACCTCCTACACTGGTGAGATGATGTTTGGTACGTCGAGCTCGACCAGTGAAGCACCAGTCCTACGACTAGCGAGCTCCTGAGTGAGAATAGCGGCATAGGATGCCGTATCGACTTGGTCGTCATGGGCACCCATGGGGAATCCGACGAGCTCATCCTCGTAGTCCCCCAGCCATGCAGCCCCCATACGGTGGAATACCTTGTGGCTCTCGTAACGAGCACCCATGGGGATTGCCTTGGTGACCTTGTCCTTGGTGGCGTTCAGCTCCATCACAGGCACGCCAGCATTGCGCAGCATCTGGAAGACGGGACGACCGACACCATTGACCTCGATGCCCATGCACGTAGGCATGTAGCGTCTGTACTGGTCGAGCAGGAGCCTAGGTTGCTCTGCTCCTTCCATCTGCGCTCTGAACACATCCCAAAGAAGCAGGTCGTTCTTCGGAGTGACAATCCACGTGCTGCATACGAACCAGTCCGCTGTGGTCTTGGCAGAGGCTGTCGGATCGACGGTCTGGAAGTGCCAGCATTGCTCAGGCACGAACCTCTCGTCTCCCGCGTCCCTGTGCAGCACATACGTGTGGTCGATGAGCTCCCAATACCTGAAATCCTTCCTGCGGAACATGGTGCCGTCAGGAGGACTGGGATGCTGCTGGTACATGGCGTTGAACATATAGCTGCCCATGGCGATGCGCGTACGATTCAGCGACACCTCATCGTACATCTCCGGCCACAGTGCCTCTCCCTCAGAGCGACCGAGCTGGTCGGTGCCTTCTGCCAGAGCGGGAAGGCTCAGCACCTTCCACTTGTCAGCACCCTTCTCCATGTCTGCCAACAGACGTCCTGCGAGGTCGTCCTGGTGCCAACGAGTCATAACGACAATCACGGCACCACCAGGAGCCAGACGAGTGCGTAGTGTAGTCTGATACCAGTTGTAGGCAGAACGCCTCACGGTCTCGGAGCTAGCCTCTTCATAGTTCTTAATCGGGTCGTCAATGATGGCGATGTGAGCACCCTTACCAGTGATAGCACCACCAACACCCGCTGCAACAATGCCATTGTCGTGATTCCCTTCAAGCCCCCATCGGTCTGCACGAGCAGCATCCTCTGCGAGCCTTACTCCGAACAGCTCCTCGCTGTCTCTCATCTTGTTCCTCGTCATTCGACCGAACTCTTGAGCGAGGTCTGCCGAGTAAGACGTGAGCATCCATGTCATCCATGGATGGTTGCCCATACCCCACACAGGGAACTCCTGGGAGACGAGACGGGACTTGCCGTGTCGAGGCGGCATGAAGATCATGACACGTAGATTGTCGCTCTCGGATTCTTTCATGCGGCCTTCGTGAATGGCGACTACATCATTAATGGTCGCTTCGAGCTGTGCTGCAATAAGTCTGTGGTGGCGTCCGATTTTGTAGCCCTCGTCCATGTACAGCGTATAGTCGAGAAGGTGACGACGTGCGAGCTCCTGTCGGATACATTCGAGCTGACCGAGCATGTTGGGCACATCTTTGATGTCGAGCGGTTGAGTCTTGTCTCCCTCAGACAACTGAGTGGGAAGACCTTCAGGAGCTTTTGTGCCGACATGCGAGACGACTTTGTTACGCTTTGGCATCTTCCACCACCTCGGCAGCCACGGGTAAGGCGGGAAGTGCCGCATCATCCACATGATCTCCCACGGTCACTTCCACAGCTTGTGCAATTTCTTTTACCTTGGCGCGCAATTGTTCATCTGTTAGGGCTTTCACGTCTACCTGCCAATTCACGTCTAGCTTGTGTTTTGTCTCGACGGAAATCTCCATCACCCGCTTGGCATTCCACACATCAGGCATACGACATTCGAGATATCGGATCATGGCTGAGACGTTGCCGTTGATAGCGGCAGAGAACAGAGCGTTCTCAACCAATGAGCATGCGAAGATGCGAGCCTCTTCCAAGTCGCACCAGAACTTGGCATATTTGCCTTCTTGTCCTCGTGCCATTTCTTCCTTGCCACGACGACGCCATTCAGTGATTGTACGAGGATTCAGTCCCACACGAGCGGAAGCAGTTGTGAACGTGTATCCTTGCTTCACGAGTGCGATAATCTGAGGAGCTTTCTCATCAAATTTATGATATCCACCCTTAGCAGCAGCCTCTTCAATATCCGTATGGACTGCACAGAATTTCCCGTCTACGGTTGCACCCTTTGTACATTGCTTTCCAGTTCGAGGATTGCGTCCTTGACAACGAGGAGTACCCCAGTATGTCCAATGCTCAGGATCTTCAATGTGCTTAGGATGTGGGTTGTTCTTGGAATACTTAGGCTTCGACTTCTTAGGTTCGAAGACCTTCTTCGAAGTCTTAGTCTTCTTGTTTCCCCTGTTAGTCGTCATTATCACCACATTCCCATTATTTAAATATATACTCCTTATTCATTATCGCTCTTTTTTCTTATAGATTATCTTATCAATTTCATTATATTTTCTTATGCATTAACACATTTTCTTGTTTTACCACATTAACAACATCTTTCATGAATATTTTTATTATTCTCAAGATTCTCAATGAAAGTTGAACAATTCCGAGGGATAATAGTACTGCAGGAAATTAACAACGACTTCGAAAGGACACTGCAATGACTACCATGACCGACTTCCCCCCTATCGCTGAACGCATTGGTAAGACCACTTCTGAGAAGATGGCTGTCGAAGCTATGGCGAACGCTCTTAGCTCCGTTGAGATCGCCATCGGCGAGGAGCTGTTCGATGAGTAGGCGCTTTTACCGTTTGACGTTCCACAGGAACGGTAGGATTTATCTTCTTCAGATTTACAAGAACGAGAGGAACGCTCGAAAAGCCTATCTGAAGCTTCGAATAGAAAGAAAGTCCGATTCTAAGCGTCTAGATGAGGTGTTTTGGGACTCGTGCATTGGTAGTTGGCAGTACGTTCAAACGCTAAACCGCACAGACGGCAATTCACATGATTCAAACCAATTCTAACGTGAGCATATAGAAACACCGCAGCACTTGTATGAGTCTGCGGTGTTTCTCTTGTTAAATACGATTCTAAGGCTCCGAAATATTTTCAGAATCAAAGCTCAATCAGTCCATTGGCTCCAGCATCATCAAGTATGAATCTTGCGAGATGTTTGGCAGCATCTTTGGCGTGAACACCCTTACCTAGGTCACACCAAGGCACGGTCTTCATCTGAGACGCTGTATGCCACACGACTTCACATCCGTTCCGCTCAGCCACTGCAGCACAACCACCAACCAACTCCATAGTCATCGTGGCTTCACGACCCATCGTTACTCCAATGCGAGGAGTGTGCTTCTCGATTACGACCACCTGAATGGATGGACCAGCATTGCGCAGAAACTCTTCCATCCACTTAATGGTCTGGTCGTGAGGCACCATTGAGTATCCGACGTTCACAGCATTCTTGTAGCTCCAGGCACAGCCTGTTGTGCCTCCTGGGTCAAGGGCTAGCACACCCCTATGCGGACGTCTAAGAACACGTTGGAACACGCTCACTCCAGTCGACTCTTTATTCTTGGAGGGCTTTTGCATCAACGACATCTGCATTTTCCTTCGGTTTGAAAGTCCACGATCCTACGCACCCATCGTTTTCGTCGTATGCTTCTATAAGGCGTGGACGTTCTGGACCAATAGCTGTAAACAAAGCTACGACAGCCACTTCACAATTCGATCTATTGAGTGGTCGGAGAAACGTCAAGTTTTGAGTCTCCTGATTTTTATAGACGATCAGCAGCCTAATGGCTTTTTTCTTGTTCTGTTTCTTTCCCATTAGATGAGTCTACCACCAATCGCAGTCAGTATCAGTCCAGAAAAAGTCAAAATGACTCCAGCCTTATACGTGTATTCAGGATCGCCATTCAGCTTTTCGGAAGAGCAGGCG